TCAGTAGGCTGCCTTGCTTAATGGCGAGTTCTGCGCCATTGGCGCGAGCCAAGCGGGTCAGCAGGTTCAGGTCTGATTCATCGGTCTGGTCGACGTGTTCCAATGGCAAGCCGGACAGGGCAGGCGTGATGACCAGCTTGAGTTTATTGCGCTGGGCGATGGTGGTGGCGATTTGGCCTAGCGTCTGCCGGTGGTAGCTTTGCCGTTGGCCGGACTTGATGCTGGAGCGAAAGTCGGCGCTGCGAGCCTTGATAGTGATGATGTCGGGTGTACCAGCAAACTCGGTTTCATCGACCACGAAACGTCCCATGTCGACCAAGCCAGTATCAGTAAAGCCCAGCTTGCAGGTCAGCAGCACACCGCGACGGGGTAGCTCGAGGAGGCCGTCATGGTCTGACAGCGACAGGCTGAGTTCATCGGCTTCACCACTGCGATTATCGGTGACGCTGAGGTCAAGGATTCGGCTGTTGATCAGGGCATCGAGTGGCCGGTTGTCGGCGGTCAGTTGGTAGGCTGGGATGCGGTGGCTCATGCTGTTCATGCTGTTCATGCTGTAACGCGCTCTGGCTGCTGGACGCGATCGTCGTCGACACGGGTCAGTTTGATGCTGAAGTCGATCTTGCGCGGTACGCCGTTAAACAGCAGGGTGCTGCGGGTTTCATCCAGCCCTTCAATGATATACACGCCGTATAAATAGCCACTGCCATCGACCAGCACATACGGCGATCCGCGATCCGCCATCATTGCCAGGTCGTCTACCGATTGGCGCTTGCCAAAGCCCTGCGCTTCATAAATCAGACCAGCCAGATTCACGGTTTCATCACCGACACCGATGTACTGCCGCTTGGGGCGGCCTTTGGCCACTGGGTTGCTGGCGTGATTCCATGTGCGCTGGCGTTGCAGCTCGGTAAACGACAGGGTGTCGGTCTCAAAAACGAATTGTCCAAACGCCATCAGCATGATCGACTCCTATTCCATGTCGTAAAGTGCGCCGCGATTGCTGGCGGGTCGGGTGGCCTTGGCCACTTCAGCGGCGACCAGTTGCGCGAGTTGTTGGGTGTCCATGCCTGCGGGGGCATTGATGGTCATGTTCAAGGTGATGGGTGCAGCTTGACCACCAGCACGGCCACCAGCAGCAGCTGCGGTCAGCGGTGCGCGGCGGTCGATCTGGATCTGGCTGGTGTCGAGCGCTTTAATCATGTCTTGGCTGGTACGGCCAATCGCGTTGATCGGCATGGCTGCACCGGACAATAGTCCTTGTTCCAAGCCTTGCATGGTGTAACCGCCAAGCTCGGCGAATACGCGGCTGGGCGAGTGGATGCCGAGTACGGATTTAGCGGTGTCGATCACCCACGTGCCTGCCGATTTGACCCGCTCAATCACGCCACTGACTGCGCCGGTAATGCCGTTGGCAAGGCCATTCATGAGCATTGCACCAAACTCGCTAAACTTACTCGGCAGTTCAACACCGAACCAGCTCATGACACTGGCGAACGCTTGGGTGAATAAGTCGAGTGGCGAGAAATTGACGATGCTCTGGATGATCCAGTTAATACCATCTTTGACCGATTGTGGAATGGCAATCCAAATGGCCGCGACCATTTCGGCCAGCAGCTGCCAGCCTTTGATCACTGAGCCGATGATAAAGCCTGCAAAATGTAGCAGCATGGCGACCAGTGTGCCGACCACGTTGATCACATCGGCCAGCATCAAACCAAAGGCGTGGCCATAGGTGGTGGCGTTGGCCAGTTCGCCGGTGGTGGATTGCACCGGTGCAAATAGCTGTTTAAACAGGTCAATCACAAAGCCGAGTGCATTGGTCAAGAAGTCCCAGACCGGTTTAAGCGGTGCAAGTGATTCGGCCAAGCTGTCAAACACCGTGCTAAGGGTGGCACGAAGCGGCGCGAGTCCTTCGACCAAGCCTGCCCACAGGCCTTGAAAGAAGGCTTTGATCGGCTGCCAATACTTCATGATCATCAGGGCGGCAAGTGCGATGGCCATGATTGCCCAGCCGATGGGGGTGGTCAGCAGGGCTGCACCGAGCGAATAAATCGCAGTCATCACCAGCGGAATCGACTGGAAGGCCAAGAACATAAACGCGCGGGAGAATAGGCCGACTGCACGACTGATCAACGACAAGCGACTGGGTAGGCCAATGCCGAAGTGCTTGGCGATTTTATTGACCGCGTACAAGATAAAGCCAAACTTGGCAAACGCGGCCAGCATGCTAAAAAACGTGCCAAACACCAGACTAAACGAGTACTTGATGCCGAGCATGCCGACCTTAAACGCCAGCAGGTACAGGATGATTTTACCGATCTGGCGTACCAGTTCTGGGTTGGCGGCGACCCACGTCGAGATGCCATTGACCACGTCGGTGATGGTTTTAATAAAGCCACGCAGATCGCTGTCGAGGACGTTTTTTAATGTAATCCCCAGATCGTCCCATGCGCCCTTCAGCTGCTCGATGTCACCCGCCATGTTGTCCTTGAGGATGTCGGCGGCGCGTTTGGCTGCACCGTTGGAGTTCTCCAGTTCAAGGGTCATTTTTTTAATGTTGTTGACGGTCTGGCCGGTGTTGGCATCAATGCTGTTGGTGTGATCGGCCAAAATTGCAAAGGCAGAAACCGCTTCAAGGCCAGCGATGTCTTTAAACGCATCGATGCGGCCTGCATCGCCGAGCTTGCTGGTGGCTTTTTGGATGTCGCCAATCACGTCAGCAATATCGCGCATGTTGCCTTTGCTGTCGGTGGTTTTTACGCCCAACTTGTCGAGCGTCTTAATCGCTTCGGTCGGTGGTGCAGCAAGTCTAGCCATGATTGCGCGAAGGGCAGTACCAGATTCTGAGCCTTTGATATTGGCGTTACCGAGTAGGCCGGTCATGGCGTTGGCCTGTTCCAGACTGACACCATATTGCTTGGCAATCGGTGCGGCGTATTTCATGGTCTCGCCGAGATCATAGACGCTGGTGGCGGTCAAGTTGGTGGTCTTGAGCATCACGTCATTGAGTCGGCCAATCTGGTCGGCCTGTAGCCCAAAGCCGTTTAAGGTGCCGACGGCAATCTCGGCAGCAGTGGCGATGTCGACCATGCCAGCTGAAGCCAAGTCGAGTGTGCCACCAATCGATTGGCGGATTTGCTGGGCATTAAAGCCACCAGAGCCAAGATTAAATTGTGCTTCAGCGACCTGTGGGGCGGAGAAGGAGCTGCTTGCACCAAACTTACGGGCATCGGCTTGCAGGTTTTTAAAGTCGGCGCTGGCCTTGTCCAGATCCAGTACCGCTTGCACAGCACTCATTTGTTTTTCAAAGTCGATGCCGGACTGGATCAGGCGCTTAGGCCAGCAGCAAGGCTTTGACCTTGGCATTGATTTCGCCTTTCTTTAGCAGGATGCGGTAGGCAAACACTTGCAGCAGCTTCACCAGTGGCTCGGATTCGAGGTCGAGGACAGCAGCTAGGCTTGGGTCGGCAGTCAGCAGTTCGGTTTTTAAGGCAGCAAGCTCGGCTTCAAAGTCGAGGATCTGAATCGAATCGGGCAGTGGCAGGCTGGACAGGTCGATATTGCTCATGCCGCAGCTCCAAGTGGTAGCGCCAGCACAATCGGTTCAGGCTGTGGCGTGTCGATGCGGATCAGGTGCAATTCAGCAATCCAATGACTGGCCACGCCGGTGGGAATGATGCTGACTTTCTGCACGCGTACCCGATGTTCCCACTGGATCAGGGCAGTGGCGATACTGCTGATCAGGCGCAAACGGGTGGCTGGATTCATTGGCTGGTCGATCAGGTCTGGGACAAGCGAGCCGTAGCTGCGACGTGTCAAGCGTGTGCCGATCAAGGTGGTGCAGATGTCATGCACCGATTGCTGGATGTGTGCCAGTGGGTCGAGTCTGATGCCAGTACTGCGGGACATGCCGGTCATGCTGTGGGCACTCCAGCCACGTCGCTGCCAGCACGGACACCGGTAGTCTTGTGATTTTTTAGGCTGATTGCATCGGCGACGACATCGACGAGCGATTTAATCAAGCCATCGGCAGTGAATGCGCCAGATAGAGTTAAGGTCTCAACGTCCAGATGTAGGCTGTTGATTTTAAATTCGGCATGTGCGCTGCTGGTGTTAACGCTAAAGTGGCCGATGCCAGCAAAATCAATATGCAATACGTCGGGAAGTAGCACTGGTGGTGGGTTGTCATCGCTGTAGAGCGAGGTGACTGCGATGGCATTGCGCAGGTCTCCAGATGGGGCAAGGATGGCAAATTGTTCGCCGACGGTTGGGCAACGCCAAATTTTAATCGCACCGGCTGCGGCGGCTGGAATGGTGATCCAGTCGGTCTGATTGTCCCCAATCTGTAGGCGCATCTTTGCGGTCTCAGCATCGACTGCGATGACTGTTCCTAAGTTGCCCAGATTTTGGAGCTGGCGGCGGAGTTCGGCGTTTGCGTTCATGTGGCCATGATGCGCAGCGGGGAATCAGGGTCGCAATGAGCAAAAATCCGCTTAGGGCTTAAGCGGATTTTTGGTCGGTGGGGTTGTGGTTTTGGGTGGGGATGGGTAGATTGATTAATGGAATTAGCGCGGTCGTATCAAGTTTTTTACGGGTTGAAATTTTTGAGAGATTGCCAAGGCAGTGCAAAACTTATCATTCGTCAGTCAATAGCAGGAAAAAACATGCTTACAGACCAAGAGATTGAAGACGCCAAACAAAAAACCATTTATGGCTCTGACCAGCCATACCATGAACATCCGGACTGCATACGAATTGCATATGAGTGGTTAGATGCTCAAAAAAAGATAAATAGTGTGAATTCTAAATTTCATGATTTGAAGCATCTAGTTGAAAAATGGGGTGGACGTTATGTATCCGCATCCGATGTGGAAGTAGCTGCATATTTACATCCAGAGATCAAAGGGATCTACCCATGCTTGAATATCAGTAGTCGTCTAACAGAACCTTCGAAGAAGCGACTTGAAGGGGTTCTGGAGGCATATACCCAAGACCATCATAAGCGTCATGATCCCAAAAAATACTCTTGTTCAGAGGATTTTTAGCGTGGATCACTGTCACAAAAAATCATTTGGCCTACATAAGGAATATTGAGCTATGAAAGGGGTTTGTAGGCTGTGTAACGGTGACGGAGACTTGAGAAAAAGTCACTTCATTCCAAAGTTTGTGGGAAAATGGGTTAAGGCAACATCAATTACTGGCTATATTCGAGAAGGTAGTCAGCCCAGCAAGCGTGCCCAAGACATAGCTAAAGAGTACTGGCTCTGTGGCTCTTGTGAGCAAGTTTTTTCCAATTGGGAACGAGAGTTTGCCAACAAGATTTTTTATCCTTTCGTCGACCAAAACGTATCTTCGTTAAATTATGAAAACTGGATGTCCAAATTCTGTGCATCTCTTAGTTGGAGAACTCTCACGTACATGAGAAGCAAGAATCCTGATGATGAGTTAATCCAAGATAGAAAGCTACTGCTAGACGCCGCGCAAGAACATCTTAAAAAATATCTTCTGGGTGAGGTTGATAATCTTTATCAATACGAGCAACACTTATTTCCATTGGAGAGTATCGAGTCAGCAAAAAATGTAAATCTGCCGACTAGTATTAATAGATATTTCTTGAGAACTCTTGCCATGGATATAGTGGAAAATGGTAAAAACCATTTTATTTTTACAAAGCTACCTTCCTTTATCTTGTTGGGCGTCATCAAGTCAGACTGTTCCAAGAAAATGAGATCCAGTCGAATAGCTCTGAAATCGGGTATGATTTCTCCAAGAGATTATGTTTTGCCTTATGGTTTTGATGAGTATTTGCTTAAAAAAGCATCGGAAATTATAGATTTACACAGAAAAATCCCTCAGGAGCATTTAGATGGGTTTGATCAGTATATTAAAGAAAATCCTGAAAAAGTCTTGGGCTCAAAGCAGTTTAATGCCTTTTTAGATGATTACTATAGTTTTGGAGATGATGTGTTTAAGTAGCTTTTGGCGACGCCATATTTCTTACCTCATACATCTTCTGGCTTTAAAGCTCTTAAGGAGGCAAACCCAATCAAAGGTTTACCTCCTTACCAGCTTAAAAATTCCGAATCAGCACTTCCTTCCCTAACTTCTCAGACGTTGCGGCCGCATTGACTGACCATCGAATCTGCTTGGACTCGATGGTGAAGTCCTTAAAGATCTCGCGCACCTGCGGCACGTCATTTAAGGACAGGATAAACTTGCCCTTGATCACCTTCAGTAAGTCGCGCAATTTCAAAAAATCATCTTTGCAGAACACGCCGGTACCGTAATACGACTCGCAGTCATAGTAGGGCGGATCGATATAAAACAACGTGTTCGGACAGTCCATGCGCGGGATCAGCAGCTCAAACGACTGGTTTTCGATGGTGACTCGTTGCAGTCGCGCATGGATCTCAGACAGATGCTCGCGCAACTCCTCGCCCAGCTTTAACCGCACAGGCCGTGTGCCTGAGCTGGCGAACGTCGGCGAGTGAATCCGTGCGCCATAACAGGTGCGCAGCATGTAATAAAACCGCGCGGCACGTTGGATGTCGGTCAAGGTGTTGGCCGGTGTACTGCGCACCCGGTAAAACTCATCGCGGCTGTTGAGCTGAGATTCAAACTCGGTCAGCAACGCTTCAAAGTGATACTTGAATATCCGGTACAGGTTGATCAACTCGCCATTTACATCATTGATGGTTTCGGCCTTGCTGGGGGACTTTTTAAACAGCACCCAAGCAGCACCGGCAAACACCTCGCAGTAGTGCTGGTGTGGCGGCATCAAGTCGACGATCGTTCGCGCCAGTTGCGCTTTGCCACCAAGCCAGCCGCTAAAGCTGTGGCCGGATGGGTTATAGGTGATGTCGTCAACATCAGGAACATCAGTTGTGGTCTTGGGCACGATGGCGCTCCAGTGTGCCAGTCTGTTGCTGGTCTGGTTTGACGCTCGTGGCGGTCTGTGGGATAGAGTTGAATGAATTAAGCGTCTTGCAACGCGGACATTTCACGGCGATTAACGCCTCACCTGACATGCGAGCCAATAGGCGGTTGCATGTGCTACAACGTAAGTCTTTCATGATCTCCTGATCCGTCTTTAAAGACGCTGGCTAATAAATTCCTGTATCTGTTGCATCGCCCATGTCTGATCGTCGGTACTAAAGCCCAACAACTCTCGCCGTGCATAACGCACCGGCTGCGTGTTGGGGCTGGGTCGATCATTCAGTCCGTACTGGTGAACACGAGCAATAAAGGCATTGCGACCCGCCAGACCGACCGCAGCATGCTCGCTGCTGTACTGAGTCCTGAGCTGGCGCGGTAACTTGTTAAACATGGCTTCACGGCGAATCCGTCCAAGCTGATCGCGCTTGCGTGGAATAAACCGATTGCCCTCTGGGTCGCGCTGGGCATTAATCCGCTGACGGGTACGCACCCGTAACCCTTGCGCCAGTGATTGCATCAGCTGCTTGGACTCGGCAGGCGCAAGCGATAGGGCTAAACCATCCAGCCACTCGCGTAAGCCTTGCGCCATGTCCATTACAGTTCAGCCTGTACAAAGGCTGCCTGCGCGTCATCCCAATAGACTGGTGGACAGATGTGGAAAGTTGTCCAATCATCGACCAGTTTGTCAGTCATTGGGATATCAATCTCAAGGTCAAAGGTATTTTTATCAATCACTTCACTGCTGAATTTCAGACGAGGCAGATCCGGCTCATCGCGGTGCTTGGCCTGTAGCCAGCGATTGATCAGTACGATTGGCAGCAATGGGTCGCCACGATAGTTCAACAATAGGATGCGGATGGTGTAGGTCATCGCGCTGTGTTGCAGATCACCATTCACCACCAACACGCGCAGTTCGTCTTTGGACAAGTTGGGCAGGTTGTTGCTGAGGTGCTGTTGTAGATCGACCCAGTGCTGCATGGCTAGATGATTCCCTTTTGAATATCGGTCTTGCCACCAATACGGCGGAAGGTCAGGATCTGGCCACGTTGCTGCATCTGACGGTTGTACATGCCGAGATGAATCCAGCCTGTACCAGTTTTAGGGTCATAAAACTCTAAAATGAGTTGGTCAAATTTGATGCCACGTTTGGGCAGTTCATGTGCCAAGAAGGTCGCAACAGTTTTGACGTTGCCGAAACTGTGACAATTAAAATCCACCGCAAAGCCAATACTGTGTGCGGATGAATTCGAGCCATTTACTGCCGCATTTAACTGTGGCGAACGATAGCCACTGCTCACGGTGATAGGACGGTTACCGAGCATGCTGCGGATCGGTTCGAGCAACTCGACACAGAGCCGCTTGAGGTTTTCGAGGTGTTCCGGTTTCGGCGTATTGTCGATGCCTTCACGCGCCGCAGTCTGGCTGTGGGTCATTTCAGCAAGGCTAAAATTGGGTGACAGTTTCATGGTGCGGAGTTTCCTTTATCAATGACACCAAGCCAGATCCGGCCAACGGCATCGATGGATTTGCCACCCAAGTGGCCAGAGACGGCAATAAATACGGCAGTCAGTGCGGAGTGCAGTCCCCAGTACTGACAGAGCCAGTAGGTGATCAGTCCAGCGAAGGCCGAGATGGTCAGTTCACCAAATAAAATACCGAGCTGCTCTTTCAGTGGCACTTTAGGTGTGGTGGCATTACGCCGACGGATAAATGACACCAGACCGCCGAACATGGAAACCACAAGCACCCATGCGTAGGTGAGAAACTGGATCAGGAAGCCGCCATGATTCGGGTCTGGGGTTGGTGTTTGCATGTTAATCCCATAATTTCAGTGTCGGTCGAGTTGTCCGTTCGACCGGTTGATCTGGTAACCGCACGAGGTGGTGCTGCGGCAAAATCGCATGCGGCAATACCTCGGGGTTAATGTCAATCAGTTGGGGCAACAGTGTGCTGGTCTGTTGGCCATAAATTCGCCATGCGAGCGCATCTAGGCTTTCCCCTTGCTGTGCCATCGCGGTGCG